ATGACCTACAAATAAGAAATTAAAATCTTCTTTAATCTCATCTAATGATTCTACTAAATCACCTTTTAATAAATCAGTGGAGATAAAATTATATTTATTTAAATCAACTCCTTCAAATAATACTTCAATTGGAGCTGTTAATTCTATTTTTCTAACTACCTGACCTGTTTGATTATTTTTTTCTTCGAATGTACTATTTTTAAATACTGTTTTAGCATGTTCTGAAGATACTAAGTTTAAATTCATTCTATTTAATCCATCAATCCACTGTGGAGCGCAAATTGTAGTTTCAATACCTGCAGTAATACCAATATTAAATTTCCCTACTGGTTGGAATTCATTTGGTACTGTAATTTGGATCCAACAATCTGGTTGTTTAGGAAGTTGAGGTTGGTTCCAAATACAATCAATCATTAGTTTATGATCAGGATTATCTTGTTTAAGAAACCCAAATGGTGTATTACCCCAACGTTGTGGGAGTATTTTTACATCATATTTTTCTGATTTGATAATTGATAAAACTATATCTCGAGAACGAGCCCCATAACCAGAATAGGTATCAATAGGGCAACTTATAACTACTAGTGGTTTCATATTATTGTGCTATAGGAAATTTTACAAAATGTTTAGGTTGTTCAAGTGGTTCTACGTGTATGAATTCAAAGTTATATCTTGGTTCCCATTTTTCAAAGGTTTCATTAATACCGTCAATAACATTCTTACACATCTGTTTTGCAGACATCATTGATTCGTCTGATACAACCCATTCGCGAGCTGCTTTACATTGTTCTTGATATAAATCAAAATCATTTACTTTTGTATCATAAGCAGCTCTAATTTGTTTAGCTATATCATGTGGATCAACTCTATCATCGTAAATGTAAGGAGTAGGAACAGAACCAATCAAGCTAATATTGCTTGGAAATACTGGATAGGCCCATTTGCCGGATTTTTTATATTTACCTCTATGGTTAGAGCCAAATTCTTCAGTGAATTCAATCCATTTGCCATTTTCATCTTCAAATCTCATCTGATCTTGCATACCACCCGTTACTGTACCTATAATTGGCTTACCACACATCATTGCTTCTGTAAGTGATAATCCCCAACCTTCATTACTACTAATTAAAGCAGTAATATCTGCTGTATTATAAAGTAAATTCATCACGTTGGCAGGATATCTACCTGTGGAGAATGTTATATTATACTTTTTATTATTACCAAATAGCATCTGCTGCACAGCATAAAGATCAGTTCCATTTTCATCAATAGGTTGAGTGTGAAGAGTAAATACACATTCTTTAGCTTGTTCTTCTGTTAATCCATCAATGAATATTTTCCATGCTAACATCAAATCAGGAACTGATTTGCGACGAATATTTCTAGCATTGTATAATAGATTGAATTTATATTCTTTTCCATTATACATTTTATTTTTGAAATCTTGTAAAGCTAAATATTCAGTATGGAATGAATCAATAGGAAAAAATACATCTTCATTTATACCATGAGGAACATATTTGATAATTTTTTCTTTTGCTAAATCTAAACCTAATACACATTTATTAATGTTTTCAGTTTGTTTAGAAATAGCAAATAAAGCATCACATGATTCATAAAATGATTTATTATACATTGGATAAGGCAAATCATCCCAAATATTAAGATAAATAAAAGGTAATTTTTTTCTTAATTCATGTTCAATTTGAAATAACCAAGTCCAATATCTAGGATCAGTAAAGAACATAATAGCATCTGGTTTTTCAATGTCTATTATCTGTTTGACTAATTCTGGAGTTCCGTATCCGTCAGTAGGGTAAAGATAAACAAATGCATCTTCAATACCGTTTAATTTATTAGTATCAGCATTAAGATCAAAACGTTTACCCTTGTCCGGATGCTGAATAGCTCCTCCTAAATTTACCCAATTAAGATGATGAGATGTTCCTATTACAATCTCACGAGCCATAGTAGAAATACCACTTGTCATTCTAATATCATCGCATAGTAACAATATTTTTTTACGTTGTGCTTGAGGAATATAACCTTCTTTCATGTAACTAATTTTAAATACTTCCTGTAAATTGTGTGTCTAATTGATTGTGTAATTGTTTTCTGAATTCATCATCTGTTAAATAAAGATACATTGAACGTTCTGTTAATTTTTGAACACTAAATTTATATTTAACACAAGCAATTTTAAATTGCTCAAATAAATCTTCAGGGATTTTTACACTTGTTAATTGCATTTTGTTTCCCATAATAATATATTTGATATAAATATATACGTCTATATAGAAAATGTAACTTTATCACAAAGATCTTGACTATTATTGTAAGGACACCATTTACATGATTTTTCACCTACATTTTTAAGATATGATTTTATATGCGGCTTACCAAACTCATCAAAACAATCTTTAATAAAATCTTGAAAATTATCTATTGTTTGTCTTCGTTTGGTTTTTCCACTAGCGGGCTTAAAGGATTGAACCCTGGGAATTGGATATTCAGCTTCTTTATAGATCTTGCGCTTAACAATGAAGAATTCGACTTCGATTTGTTCAACGTCCCATCCAAATTGCTTTGCGAAATACTCTTTGTATAGTAAGACTTGAGCAGTTTTTTGATCGTCTCTTTTCTCACTGTCGCCCCATCCGCGTGTTGATGTTTTGATATCATATATGTAAACTTTATTTAGATCTTCATCATATAAAGCAAAATCGATAAATGCTTTGTAATAGATGTTATTTGCTACTTTTAGGAGTAAAGGTAATTCAATACCCAACAACTTCATTCTACGAATAGTGAATATTTTATTTCTCCTTGCTTTAATCCACCTTAATATATCAATACCATCATCAAAAAATTCACTCATTTGCTCAGCATCAGTAAAGTGAGCGCCTGCTGCTTTATATTCGTTAGCATATACTTCTCTAAATCGCTCTTGAAATAATGATTCAAGATCCATTTTATCAGCAGCCGCTCCACTTTCCTTATACATTGTTGTAATGTATGATTGAAGTGTTTCATGGAATGCTGTTCCAAACACAGTATGAATACTAGCTTGGTATGGTTGTTTATTCTCAACATAAGTAAGATACCACTTATGAGGACATGAAGCCCAAAGTGAATATTGAGAATAAGATACACTACGAGAAAATTGATAATTTATTTCTGGTAACTGAGTATTTTTGATTTTTAATTCAATCTCAAATAATTTTTTCTTGGCTGCCACTTATTATTAATTCTTGTTTAATTTTTTCTAAGTATAAAATAGCATCCATATGTTCTTGTTTTGCATGCTCAATCCATTCTAATAAAGATAAATCATTACGATCTAAATCAACACCATATTTTTCTTTACCTTTAACAGCACGACTTCTAAATTGTCCTATAATTGAAGTAACAATTGAATCTAATTTAGGAGTATCTTCTTGTTGTCTTTCCATTTCAACTAAATATTCTCTATATGCTTTTGAGCTGTCTATATACTTACCCATTGATTTGATTTAATATATTTTCTAATTCTTCTTTAGGAAGCATATCAATGTATTCTTTAGCTTCATATTTGCTAATTTCAAAATAAATAGCTACTGCTTCTACTTGATCAGTTTTATATTCTTTTTTATTCTTAGCTTTAATGTATTTAAGAAATTTATATTGTTTAGGAATAAGATCTTTATATAGATTATATAAATACTCTCCCTTCATTATAAATGTATTCTTTTGCACTATATTAACTACGTCACAATAATCAGGATCCATACTTAGATAACGATTAATCATCCAGTTGCTCCAACCTTCATCACCTAAGTATGGACCTTTTGTTGTAGTAATATTTTTTAAATGATCAAATATATTCATTAATAATATCTTGAATCGTTTTGATTATTACTGTTAGTAGACATTTTCATATTAAGATGCTTTACTTCACCTACTAAATTTAAATTTTGTTTATGTAGTTGGTCTACTTGCATCTCATACATTTTTAACTTTTCTTCTGTTATTCTAAGATTATTAGATAATCCTACCATTTGAGCTTTAAGAGCATCATTTTCTTGCTTTAAATGTTCTATAGTCATTTTATATTTTTTAAAAAACATTACTCAGCTTGTTTTCTTAATTGTGACGGAAGAAATTCTTCATTTACATAACCGCATTTACTACAGGTAAATACAGGAATTGGAATTACTGCATCTTGAGCAGTACCGGTGATAAAACGAGATGCTTTACGGAGCATTACTCCTTCAATGAATACTTCATTTTTACATTGGTCACATTCAGCTGCTGTAGTTTTGTCTAATGTGATATTTAAATTCATTTGTTCTTGACTCATATTACTTGTTTTTTATTTGTTTCTAATATTCTAGATATTGCAGCGGCAAAATTAATTTCTTTATCTGGTATTACATTTGCTCTCCAACTATATTCATCTAATATAACTGATATTTGGGCGTCATTTCCATGGCTAAATTCAGATAATACTTCAAACATATAACTATAAGCTATTTGAAAATCATCTACTTGACTATCAGCTACTAATTGGCGTACTTGATACCAAGCATCTTTATCTCGTTTTTTAAGTATTTCTACTAATTGTTTAGTCCAAGTAGTATTAAGAGCTATCCATTTATATTCACCTTCTACTATTCCGGCTTGCAAATACTTAATAACTGAGCGAATATCAGGATAGTATTCTTTAATAAGTAAAGCAACATCTTGAATATTGTATTTGATTTCTTCAACATCAAGAATATTAGTGCAAATATGTCTTGCAACATCACCTTTAGTTGGTGGTTTTAGAATATGAATTTCACAACGTGATTGGAGTGGTTCAATTAAACGTTCAATATAGTTACAAGTCAAAATAAAACGAGTACTAATTGAATATTCCTCAATTATATTTCGAAGTGCAGCTTGAGCGGCGTGTGTTAAGAAATCTGCTTCATCTAATATAATTACTTTAAGTGGTTTAAATGATGATGTAGAAGCAAATGTTTTTACTTTATCCCTAATAACATCAATACCATTTTCATCACTAGCATTAATATAAAGATAATCGCAACTAAGATTTTTAACTAATAGCTTTGCAATAGTTGTTTTACCTGTACCTGCAGTACCTGTAAAGATAAAATGTGGTATATCATTTTTACTAATACAGTCGGAGATGCGGTTTTTAACCGCATCATTTCCGACGTATTGTTCTAATGTTTGAGATCTATATTTTTCAATCCAAAGCGAATGTTGCTTCATAACTTATTATTTTCTTAAATTTACATTCCAAATCCTGCCATATCAATCTCTTCTTTTTTCTTATCTTCTTGTTTATTATAAATAACACATTCTGTCATCAATAATGTAGTGGCGGCTGCAGCTGCATTTTCAAGTGCACAACGTACTACTTTAGTTGGATCGATAATACCTGATTTGAAAGCATCTACTGTTCTGTCTCCTACAATATCAGGAACAGCATTTCTATCTTTTAGAATTGAAACCCATTCGTAATAATCTTCACCAGCATTAGTTAAAATTTTATTAAGTGGAGTTGAACATGCTTTAAATACAATTTGACCACCTAATCCAGAATCACTATTATCTCTATTATTAATAGCATTTCTAGCATTAAATAAAGCCATACCAGCACCAGGTACAATACCTTCTTCAAGTGCAGCTTTAGTTGCTTGGAGTGCATCATCAATACGATCTTTTCTTTCTTTCATTTCAACTTCAGTACCACCACCAACATTAATAATAGCTACACCACCTACAATCTTAGCTAAACGATCTTGTAAACGTTCTACTTCATATGGTGAATTATTAGTATCAATTTGAGCTTTTAATTCATTAATACGAGCATCAATTTTTTCAGTTTCGCCTTTACCATCAACGATCGTAGTTGTATCTTTGCCTACCGTAACAGTTCTAGCAGTACCTAACCAAGACATATTAAACTTATCTAATTTCATTCCTTTTTGTGGTGAAATTACAGTACCGCCTGTTACAATAGCAATATCTTCAAGAATAAGTGTTCTACGATCTCCAAAATCAGGTGCTTTAACAGCTACTACTTTTAAGATACCTCTCATTTTATTTACAATGAGTGTTGAAAGTGCTTCTCCATCAATATCTTCAGCTACAATCAATAATGATTTATTGTCTGAGGAGATACGTTCAAGTATAGGTAATAGATCTTTTATAGTGCTAATTCTACCATCATATAACAAAATAGAAGCATCTGTAAGTACTGCTTGCATTGTATTGTTATCGGTCACCATATAAGGTGATTTGTAACCGCGGTCAAATTGAAGACCTTCTACTACTTCAAGTGATGTTTCACCTGAACGTGATTCTTCTACTGTTACAATACCATCTCTGCCTACTTTATCGATAGCTGTAGCTACTAATTCTCCAATTTCTCCGTCACCATTAGCTGAGAGTGTAGCAATTTGTTTGATTTGCTTTTCATCAGTAATGTCTACAGACATTGATTTAAGTTCACTAACAATATTCCTAACAGCAGCTTCAATACCATATTTTACTTGAGTAACATTAACTGATGGTTTTGAAGTCAATTCAAGTGCTTGATTAGCAATACTATAAGCCAACAATGTAGATGTAGTTGTACCATCACCTGCTTGGTCAACTGTTTTAGATGCTGCTTGTTTAATTACAGTTGCACCCATATTTTCGATTGGATCTTCCAATGTAATGGTTTTAGCAACAGTAACACCATCTTTAGTTGAGGCTACTTGTCCATGTTCTTTTTCAATTAATACATTACGTCCAAAAGGACCCATTGTAACCGTTACAGCATCGTGTACTTTTTTAATACCGGTCTGTAGTTTTTCTTTTGCGTCGCGATCAAATTTAATTATTTTACTCATATATTATTTTTCTAAAATTGCTAACAAATCTTGTTCTTTCATTACAATGTATTCTTCACCTTCAACAGTCATTTTAGTTCCTCCAAAAGCTGGGAATACTACAATTTCACCCTTTCGAACATTAGTATCAATCCAAGTTCCTGTAATTGTATACATTCCAGGTCCTACAGCTACTACTTCACCCATAAGTGGTTTTTCTTTACCCATATCAGGTACTACAATGTTTCCATACATTGTTTCTGTCTCGTCTTGTTGTTTAATCACAATGTGATTATGCAGTGGTTTTATTTTCATTTTCTATTTTTTGTTTATGTTTTAAAATTGCTTCTTCTAATATTGATAAATCAAATTCAACAGGACCATATTCTTCCCATGAATCATCAAATACTACTTTATCATTTACTAGTTTCAAATAAGCAATCCTATCCCAGTTTGCTTCTTTTTGTATAACTAATGTTTCCATAAAATGAAGATAATGACAGGTCTTCGGTTTTCAAAACTTATTTAATCGTAACCTTTGTTGGTTTATTTTCCTTTGCAAATGGAATATCCAA